ACTGAATGACGATTCTCCATGCAGGGCAAAATCTGTCATAGCTTGAGAGGATTGCGCCCCGAAGTTGTTTACTGCATCGGTCAGGGTTTCCATTGCGGTTTTGCCGGTGTCGGCGAGGGAATCAGCAACCTCTTTGCTTTTTTCCCCCACACCTTCAAGTTCTTCCTTTGCCGCTGCTAAAGCCCGGTTAAAAGTCTCTTGGCCTATTGCTCCAGCAGATAGAAGGATATTAAGGTTCTTGACCGTTTCAGCATACTCTTCTGTAGGTGTACGCAGAGATTTCTTAAGAGCCAGTCCCTCCTCCTCCAGTTTGTTGAGTTTGTCTTGTGCGTTTGCATCCTCGGTTTTGACCGCGATAGTATCAAGGATCGCCTCGGCCTGTTCAAGCTGCGCTTCAGTCGCCCCTTGCATTTTGAGGTGATATAAAGTGGCTTCTTTTGAGGCCATCCCGAATGTGTCACGCTGGAGTTCAAGAGCTTTGACCTGCTTATTGATAGCCTTTTCTAAGTCCTCTGCGGCCTTTACTTTCGCCGCCCTCGCTGCTTTTTCTTCTGGAGTTTCCCCTACTGCCCCACCGCCAGTATCCTTGCCAGTATCTTTGCCAGTATCTTTTGGTGGGACTGGTTCTTCAAGCTTTCTTTTAGCCACTGTCAATTTGGCAATCTCAAATCGTAGATTTTCAATCCGTTTTTGATATTCTTTCGTGGCTATTACTGGAGTTTTAGGAGTAATATTTTTCTGTAAATCAGAGATTGCTTTTGTTCTGTCTTCTATGCCTTTTTGTATTTGCTCATAGGTCGTGGCCTCATCGCTGGCCTCTCCTATCATGTCTTTAACGTCTCGATATACGCTAACCCACGCACCAGCAGCGAAGCCCCATGCAGCCCCTACTCCACCTCCCAGCTTAAACCCGATTGCCGCTCCAGCCGCAAGCTCCCAATATTCACTCATAACTTTAAATTCAGTGGAGTTCGTAAAATCCTTTACGCTTTTCCCCATATCATTAATCGCGCCAGGGATATCTTGAGTAAGAAAATCCTTATTGCTTGCCACCCACATTGCCATATCGGCAGCAATCTGTCCAAGTCCAGGGGCAATAGCAACCAGCGCCCCGGCAAATGAGTTTTTAATGACTACCTGTAAATCGTCTATGTTGTCCTTCGCCTCCTCTGCTCCTCTAAGCAGCTTTTCGTCAATCTCTACCCCAAGCCTTTCAAAACGCTCTGTCAGGGTGTCGATATTGTCAACCATGAGAGTCATTCCGACCCCGGCCTTTACCCCAAAAGCTGCGGCGGCCAAAGAGGCCCTATCGTTCTGATTAGTAACATTCTTAAGGGCATTGAAATAGATATCAAGGGCTTCTGTGGTATTGTCTGCGGCTACCAGTTGCCCCATAAGAGCCTTATTGTTTTTGTTTAGGATGGTATAGAGTGTTCCGGTCCCGGCCCTCAGATCACCGATACCAACGGCAAATTTAGAGAAGGCCTTGTCCAGCTTGTCGGTAGCAACTCCAGACCTGTCAGCAATATACCTATATCGCTGTAGTGCTTCGGTTGTAATACCTATCTTGTCGGCTGTTTTGGCGATTGTATCAGCATACTCAAGGTTTTTCTTTATGGCGTAGAGCATCCCGGCAACCATAGCGGCCCCGGTCATAACGCTACGGAAAGAGGTGACAGATTTTAATGCACTTTTAAACTTGGCGCCAACCTTGTTCATGGCCCTCTGCATACCCGTAGCGTTGGTCTTGACAGCGTTCTTCGCCTTTTTCATGTCACTGGCAAATTGAGCGTGACCGGCGCTGAGTTCAGCTCTTAATGTTCCAATCGGGGCTGCTGCCATTTTACTTCCTCTTTTCCTTCCGGCCACCAAAATATGCCTTGAGTTCCGCTTCCATTCCCGGCCTCGCTCCCTTGCGCTTATTGCGAGTCAATGATCCATACTTAGGCAATTTCTTCGCCCGTGAAAACGCGGCTATCATCCACGCTTGTTTGTCGAACCTTTCAAGCGTGGCCTCCATTGCGATCCGCGTCTGGTAAGGAGTCAGGTTCCAGAATTCTACTGGACTGATCCCCGAGACAACCGCCGCCCGATATGCCTGATCCAACCAGTCAGGGTCCGCTTTTTTTTTACCCCGTCCCCGTCCGGTACGCCCTGGTCGCCAAAATATGCCCACTGCAAAGCCTGTTGAACATCATTTGCGAAGGGTATCAATGGGGGCGATAACTCCATTAGCTTTTCGGGAGTCATTTCGGGGTGATTTTCTCTCATTCCTACAGAGCCAACAAACGCCACTGTCTCAGGCTGGAATAAATTCGGACTGTCTCCGTACTTCTCCGCCACCTCTGCAAGTACAGCCCAAGTGTAGCGGAGAGAGTACGACTTGCCGTTGATTGTCGTTTCCTTCAGCCCGGTTATCATGCTGCCCTCGTGCCGACAACCGTAATTGTTCCGGTTACATCCTCATCAACACCGCCGCCTTTGCTGTAACTCAAGACGCTGGCGTTCTCGATGGTAGCCGTTTCAGCATCGGTATAAGTGATTTTGAAGCCCAGTGTAGCGGTGTTGGCTTCAAAAGCGGCAATCACGGCATCGAGGCCGGTGTCGTCGTGATCCCATTGGAGAGTAAACGACCACGGCCCTTCAGCAAGCAGGCCAGCCTTGACTTTCCTCTCCGTGTCACCAAGATTCGTTCGATCACGTTCGGGCCTTGATGGATTAACATTGTGATCCAGTATGGTTCCGACCGTGGCAAATGCCAAGGGGGTTGCCGTTGCAGCCGTTCCCACTTCCGTGTACCCGGTGGAGTCGTGGTCTACGGAAAAGGTTTCGCCGTCTGAACTGACATTTTCTACTACCCATGTAGTGTTAAGGCTTGCTGCATCGTCACCAGCCACATCCGCCACAGTGACAATATCGCCGTTTACAAGTCCATGTGCCGTAGCCTTGGTAAAGATTGTTGGGTTTCCCGGCGCCGGGGTAAGGCCAGTTACTGCTTCCCCAGATGATCCAGTCGTGATTTCTAATGTCGTTCCTTGAGAATCTAATACGCTCATGATATTTTCCTCCTATTGTTTTTTTATTCTTCATGCCATATAAAGTAATCTTGCATTACTCTATAAACCTCAATCTCTTTCTGGTAATCATCCCGCTCTGAATCTATCAGGCAGGAACCTATAACCGTGCCTGAAGCTGTCCCAGAATATCCGTCAAGAGCTTCCCTGATAGCTCCTGCAAGGGTCTTTGCCTCTGTGTATGTCTTCGCCCATGATTCTATTTGCATACGCGGGTGAGCGCGTCCATTAGGCCCCTGGAGGTGGTGATCTCTCATGCCTGTGATCTTGGTGTAGAGAATGAGGGGGTAGGTGGGGCTTTGGGGTATAGTTACCGGATAACAGCGGGTCGTGATATCCTTCACCGTGGCATCGTTTATTAAAATGGAACGAATCGCCGCTTCAATCATGCCGATAACCTCAATAGTAAAGAAGGTTGGAATGGTCTATCTATCATCGCACCCTTTTTTATATTCTCTACAGCTTCAAGTGGTTGCAGATTTTTCAATGCCCAGCACCTCTTGAAATCAATGTCTTCCGGCGTTTCAAAGTTAAACACTGCAATGGGTATTTTATGGTCAATGTGCCAATACGATCCTTGATTCCCCCAGTTCATCTCTCTGGTAAATTGCTTCTCTAAATGACTTTTAAGCCCATCTATTGTATATTCTACCAAGGTTTCCCAATGACGGCCTGCCTTAGCTCCCGTTCTTATAGACTGATTTATTCCATTCGACATGATACTGTTAAGTTTTCCCTTTGGGGTACTAAGGTGTTTTTTCGCCCTCATACAAAGCATTTCTTTTGATCGTTCATGATTAGCATAATAGCACCTTCTACTATTTTCTCTGCCCCTTTCAGGATTTGCCGCATATCTACTGCGACTACTTTCATTCAGCCTCTCTGAGTTTTTTTTCTTCCATCTCCTATCATCTTCTCTTGTTCGTTCTGGATTAGCTTTTCGTCGTAGCCGACTTGCTTTGTTTACTTTTTCACGATGTTTACCGTAATAAGCATCAGACACCTTTTTACGACAGGCATTGCAATGACATGCGAGTCCATCTGACTTTTGCCGATCCATGCAGAATTCGGTCATAGGCAATTCGCTCCCGCATTTTGTGCATGTTTTTAGTTCGATCATTTCATTAACCCAGCCCTTTGGCCCTTGGTGAGCGTTCCCTTTGCAGCCTTTTTTGCCAGCAACCGCGCCGACTTTTCAATCGCTTTCCACATTTCTTCACCAATCCGTCCAAGAGCAATCTTCTTATTGGCGTCCCATGCGGTGCGAAGG